TTTCATTGTATGCAGCACGCGGCTCTTTTACCCCTGCGACCTTAAGGCTGAACATCGTGGAAACCGTCGCTTGCTCGTCAACTTTCTCTACAAATTTCTTCGAGAACTGTCTAGCAAAAACTCTGAATATCCCTGACCACTTCTGCGATAACACATCCAGAGTCTGTTTGAATATTGAATTCGGCGAAGCATCCATCGCAAAATGCCTTTGAACAGATGGATGCTGCATTGCATTGTCAATTTCTTTGCGATAGTCTTCAACCATCGAGCGCGTCAACGAGCCCAGTTCTGTTGCGTACCAATGGCGAATCGCAGCGCTTGGACCAAGCGGGCTGCCCTTCCCAACAGGCTGCGGGTCACGTCTCTTTCGAACGGTTGACGCCTTGAATGACATCAGCAGGTCTCCAGAGAACTGACATTGTCTGGCGGTGCGTATCTCTCAGCGCAGTTGCCTGAAGCCAACCAGTTTTTGAAAGTTGCCATGTCTGTTTCATGAATTGATTCAAAGCCATCCCAACCTGCGCTGTACTGGGCCAGATATGCATTCTTTGCGCTGGTGACATCGTCAAATCCGATCATGCATTTGTGCTCGTCGAATTCATTGCTTGCAGAGTCTTTTTGGTTGATTACAAAAACTTTTTGACTTTGCAGGTTTTTGCCCACGATGCAATCGACCTCATCACCATCTGACCCAATCGTGTTCTTGATGAATCCATAGTGGTTAGGCATTTTTGCAGCCCAACTACGTCCATCCAGAGTTTTCCCCTTTCGAACAGAGCCGCGCGGATTCTCGATGCACAATACCATTCCGCCGACCTTCATCCTTGGAAGTTTTGCAGAATCCATATGGCCAACAATTTGCTTTCCGCCGTAAGTGCTTGCGTCCACAGATGGGTTTATGCTTGACTGTACTGATCTGGAAGCCGGATCGACGTGATCAGGAATGTCTCGTCCTTCTGATATCATGGACGCTATGCAAGCGTCCATTTTTTTCAGCAACTCACTCAAAAGCATGTCTGTACGTGATTGCGAGTCTTTCTGTTCCCCGTCTTGCTCTGGTACGTTCGGGGCCTTGGGCGCTGCCGAGTTCACCGAAGCTTGGCCGTTCGGGACGGCCTCTTGTCCTGTTGCCTTTGTCGGCTGCTCTTGTAGAGTGTCCGATTTCTCAGCTTGCGCGCTAGCAGTCAGATTCCTAGCGAAAGCAGCGGCCATGCTTGCATTCGCTGTGGTTTCTTCCGCAGCAGACGTTTGCAGTGCTGCCAGATTCTCTGGCGACATGCCAGGAACGTCATTTGCATCTGCATCTGTAAGACGGTTGTAGCCAGATCGCTTGTCATCACGCAGGCGGTGGCGTTCTTCTTCGGAGCTGATCGCACCAATATTGATTAGTCGCTCGCCAGTCTCTGCCTTCTTCGAATTCAAATCTGCAAGCTCTTGCGCAGTCATGGAATCAACAGGATCAAACACTGCGCTTATGCCAACGTTCAAGCCCATTGACTTAGACATAAGCATGTAGTGGCGAGAAAGAAGCGGCATCAAGATATGCTCTTGGATTGATTCCAGCTCTTGATGATAAGATTTCATCTCAAACTCGCCAGTCGTATTGAACCCCTTTGGCGACGTTCCAAGCAGCTTTGTTGCTGGCGTTTTTGCAATTGCGGCCACAAGCTGATACTGATTCATTATGACGGAATCGAAATCGGCCAACGAAGTGTCATATTGATCGATTTCTTCGTCAAGGCCAAGCACTTTTACTGCGTGATTATCCCTGAACTTAACCCACAATCTGATCTTGTCCAAAAGCTTGGTTTCGTTGGCAACGGCCTTATCCATGTCCACATGCAGCGCCGTGGTGCGCTTGTTCATGGCCAGAAGCGGTGCTTCATTGGCTGTACGTTCTGCTGCATACACTCGCTCATAAATGCGCTGGGTAAGAGGAATGCCTCCAAAAATGTACGTTGGCTTGAGGATGTCCGCTGGCTGCGGGCCGCGCGCGATAATCAGGTGGGAACGGTGGTACTTCTTGCCGCTGATAAGCCAGTAATCAGGATCATAGAAGCTTTTGTTGGTTGGGTCCGATGTTGATGCAGAAGAAAGCATCGGAGTCACCCAATACGGGTCTATCTGTGAGATTCCTTTGTACGATCCTTCTGTAACGCCATCGATGTTGAATGGCTTTTCATAGTACAACTCATCTTCGCTGTCAACCTCGAACAACGCGATGCGGATTCCAAAGACATTCCTGAATCGGTTGAACTCAACCAGATTTTCTTTGATTCCGAATTTCAAATCAATTTCTTTGATCCTGTCTAGCTGCTCTTTGGACAGTTCAACGTCATCACCAGCCGCCTTGATTATCCATCCGTTTCTGGTTGCATCCTCTCCTGCCTGCGAACAAGCCTTTTCCACAAGCCAGTGTTGCGCGATCAGCGCACATGCTTGGTATCCGATGAACCCTTGGCTGATGTACCAGTCTTGAATTTGGTCTGGGACAGCATATGCCGACTGTCCAGAGCCTTTGGTGAAATTGGAACTTGAGTCGTCCATTACAGCAACAGACTTCACCAGCGCGCTGTCGCCTACCATCACCGTGCGAGCATCGCTGGCCTCGTACAGAGGGAAGTCCTTGATGGTTCGCACGAATGGGCTTGGGCGCTCGGCCCGCCAGCCGCGCGCGGTTTTGTCCAGCGGATCGCGTAGCAGGTCCAGCCCGGTGGCGCGCGCCTTTTCCTCTTCTGTCTGAATCTCAGATTTGACGTTCTTGCTCTGGAACAGCGACCGGATCAGAGAGGCAATTTTATTCATGGTTGGGCCTATGTTAATTGTCGATAGTATAGCATGGCTCTGGCATCGCGGCAAACAGATTGTTCGGCGCATCACGCTAAATAATCTCAGAATTGGCACAAAAAGTTGTTGACTCGTCACTTCTGATGCGCTATAATTCTTTCATTAGCCAGTCCAAACAACACCAAGAAGGAGGTTTCATGAAAGTGTCCTACTACGAAACCAAAAACGACTGCACAGCAACCCAATACTACAAGGGCGGCAAGCACACCGTAGAATTGTATGATGACGGCGGTGAAATGGTGGGAGTTAAAATTTCCGCCAAGGCAAGCGAAAAGGGACGTATGTACATTCATACATCTGAGATGGTCCCGCGTTCAGTCATTGAGTCGATGATCGTCAGCTTGAACCTGATCAGCGTTAGCGATGCAAGCTTTACGATGGATGAAATAATGAGTATAAAGCCTGGATTGCAATAATGGCTTGCGCTTTTCTCATCAAACAAGTTGCCGTTTTGGAATTTTCCAAGTAACAAGGCGACTGTATCAAGTTACGACAACAAATGTCGCATCATCGACTTCAAGGCCAAGTCCGACGATGCTGCTTGGGAGCACGCCCGCAAAGAATTCCAGAGCGCACACGGCTTCCTGATCAGTGTCGAACGCGCTTCATCCTGACCCTACAAATCAAAGAACCCAGATGCACGCGCCTTCGGAGTGATCATGGACATGATGAAGGCGTCTGCTAGGTTTGGCGATTTGATGCCGCGCCCAAGCATGTCCTTTTTGGACTCAACCTTGAACCGTCCGTTGCCATCCAGGTCTTTGCGAGGCATGCTTAATTCATTTTTTAGCTTCTCCATCGTTGATCGGTCGAAGAAGTCCGAATCAATCGAAATGCACTCATCGAACGGGTGTTTGTGCCCAAGAACGACCATCTCATATGTCTTACGGAATCTAGTGGCAACCTCGTCCCATTTCTGAGCTTTGATATTGGCAAAATGATCCCTATTCAGAATCTTCACATGCGGCAGGCGCATATAAATTCCATCTGGATTGTCCACCGCTCCACCGGCGTTGAACGCCTCGTATGACAGGTCAAATTTGCGCGCATCGTTCAACTCCTTGAATTTTGAACCGGCATGAGCGCCAACACCAATTGAGTCATACGTGATTGACCCGCCATACTCCAGTGCCTCGTTGTACACTTTCGAACACGACTTGAGAAGCTCATCCTCCAGCCCTTCCCATTCCTCAGCGCCTTGGATGACGTTTCCGTGCGCTTTGACGGCGGCATTTTTGTCGCCGCCATCGTCAGCAATGTCGAATCCGATTCTCTTCTTGCCTGATACTTCCCATTTTGGATACTTTTTATGAGCATCTATTGCTGCTTGAACATACAATAGATTGATTACAGATTTGTCGCCGCCGGTCTTCGGCAATCCTCCATATACGTGCTCTGCATTCTTCGGGTCGCGTGCATAGTCGTCTTTGATGACTTGAACCATCGTATCAGACAGAAATGGGTTTTGCTCCCAATTGATCATCTGCTTGATAGTATCCGCCGGAGTGTTCACAACGAAATTCTGATACACCCAATCCATAAGTTCATCAGGGTTAAAGATCATCCAAATTTGGCTTCCCTGCTTCCTGATTGTGGGGTTGATGACGTCCCACTGCTCCTGCGTCAAATAGTGCGCTTCCTCTAACCACAGGATGTCCACGCCCTCAGTTGATTTAATCTCAGATAGGTTGCGCGCAATGCCGTAGAAAAGGAATTCAGATTTTGTTTTTTTGTGGAAAATCGAATTCTTAGTGAACTCGAAGTCCTTGTGATAAGGGCTGCTTTCTATCTTGTCCTTGATCAAAGTATAAACAGACTCTGAAATTCTGTTCTGGAATTGTCGAGCACACAAAAACTTCAGCTTGAAGTTGCTGGCTAGGTACACAGCAAAACCGGCCGCGTCATGGCTTTTGGACGAGGCGCGGCCACCGTACAGTACCTTGTATCGGTGTCGTGCCAGCCAAAATGGCCGTAGTACAGGATTGAGTTGGAACATGGGATTGGTTTGCACAGTTTTGGCGGATTATAAGCGAGATTTCGCAATGGCGTCTATACGATTGGTACAGACTAGATATAGATTAAGCTTTTGCTGATTTTCGCTCTTGTCTCAAAACCAATCGGAGTATTATTAATCGGCAGGCCAGAGAGGCCTGATAAACTCAAAGCCAAATCAAAGGAGAATCTCATGAACTCAGTCCACGTTTTAATCGCTTTTTCGCAGGGTAATACGGTTCTTTGCACGTTCTCAGGCGACATAGATGTCGTCGCCGGTCAACTTCCTGGCCAAGAAGCCGTCATGAAAGCGATTGCAGGAGCGGCAAGCGAGGTAAAGGATTATGGCGGCCCGGAGCGCCGCGCCGCAAATTTAACCAATCGTGATGCGGATGTAGCTACCGTTCGTGCTGTAACCGGCGCAATTGCAAACGGTGTGGCCAAATCGTGGAAAGACCCTGAAGTGGCAAAAGCGCGAGCCACACGCGACAAGGTCATCGTTACCCACGGCAAAAAGCGCGGTGAATTTCGCAGTGTTCGTGAAGCTTTCAAACTGCTTGGACTTCCCGAGGCTAAACACGTAGCCTTCAGGGCAAACCTGAAATCGAAACGCAAGGACACGTTCACCTGGAAAGGAATCGTTTACAACTTCGAGGCAGTCGCCGTTTGAGTGGTCCCGTGCAAATCTGCTTGATTGAAAGCTGCAACGAGGTTATAATTTAATCTCGTTGCATCAACTCACAAAGGGTGAATAAAATGGAAATTACCAAGCAGCAGGCCGAGCAAATGGACGTATGGAGTAACTGGACATTTCGTGTCAACGATGTTGAAATTACTGTCCGTGGAATGACGGAAAATCAAGCCAGAATGTTTGCGTCCGAAAAGACCAAAACACAGATTGGCGATCTTGTCAGAGTGACCGACGATAGGAAATAATTCGGCCCAAACTTGCGATAGTCTATTAAAGGTAATCACATGAAGCTGACCAAGAAATCTCTGGATGCTCTGCAAATCGTCAGAGATCAGCTGAACGAAGGGCAGGGAACGTTCATCTGCCTCGAATATGATGTCGTTGCCAAAAAGCTCGGCATCTCGCGGGACGAGTGCAGCGATGTACAAAGCGCACTCGTTTGCAACTTGATGAATACATGTCGCGGCGAAACGTCCATGCTCGGCTACATCACCGCATTGTTCAAATCCGGCACCATCAACATTGACTATGTCGAAGATGTCCATAACATCTCAAGGATGGCTAGGATTGCCTGGCTTGATAAGATTTTGGAATTTGGCGAAATCTCGTTAATGTAGGAACAATCACAGATGAGAAAGTTTTACATAGGATATCTCAGGGGCGCGACCGCTTATGAATTTCAATTCGGTCGCGCCTATTTACGTATATGTCACCTGTGCGGGCAGCAATGGCGTTGGAAGCCATGGCGACGTTTCCGCTTCTATTGGTTGCCGCAATGAGAGGCCCATACAAGTACAACCGGGCGCTGCTGGTGTCCGATAGTGGCGTGCCGCTTACCGCTTGGCAGCGCAAGGGGCTGGATTGGTCCGTCTTTAAAGACATTGAAATCGGTGCGCGATTCTCCAAGCTCGGTAGAGTCTGGGTTAAGACCGGCAAGAACGTTGCCGAGCCGATTGACACGAAATCTTCAGAACCTGGCAAGGCCAAAAAGTTTATGACCAATGAGCGTATTCGAGCAGCAGCCCAGCCAAAAAGGAGTCGCGAGTGATAAAATTGATATTCATTGCCATCCTTGTCCCGTTGGTTAGACTTGCCGAATGGGCGCGTTCGGCCTGTGGGACCGCCTTGGTATGGCATAGAGCATTGCGCAGCCAAAAAATGAAGTTAATTCAAACAGAATCAGACAAAGATTTTGCTGAAACTGTTTGGCCAGCGCCGCGCTCAAGCGCCATGAAGACCAGGGACTATGGATCTGAGTGGACTGGCAGCGATTTTTGAGAATTTGTGGTCGGCACTCGGATCGTTACAACAGTAGTTGACGGTGATCAATTAGGATGCCTTGGCCTTGAAGGAGGTTAATCATGATTGCTATAATCAGAAAGCTGCTGGAAACATTATCCAGCTGCTGTGGCAGCGACGACTACAGTAAATATCTCGCATTTGGCGCTTTTGTTGTTCTTGTCTGCTCACTCATCGCCGCTATGGCATTCGGTTTTGGTTCCTACTACTTGGCGCGCTGGGTAGAACGCCATTTCTTAAAGGGCGACAAGAAATGAACGAATGTGATCATCTGTACACGAAGCAAGATTGGAGCGAGCATTGGCTGGTGAAGATATCACCAACAACTATGCACGGAACATTCAAGCATTGGCAAGGTGGAGAGGCCGGGACTCTTGAGTTCAATGAGCTTCGCGAGTTGATATCCCTCAAGATTGAAGGTTGCACTATCGCCAAAGCCATCCTGCCTGGTCACGTGGCGATGGTTTTGCGAAAATTTGGCTACGCCATCGATGATCGATTCTGCACAGCTGCAAGTGGCGACTGATAAAGGCCGCAACCAACTAGGTTGGCGGCCTTTATCAGTCTGGTTATTAGAAGGCGTGATGCCCGTATGGAGCGTAGGCAGGCGGCATCCCGTAGATTGTCCGAATCTCGTTGGCCCGAGATAGTTCTGACTTGGCCTTTTCCTTGTCAGAAATCATCTCAGCGGACCACAATACTGCTTCTACTGGAGCGATGGCTATGCCTACGCCATATTCCATCTCACAGATTCTTTCAATGTTCTCGTCCATTTTCCGTCCTTTCTCACACGAATTGGCGCGCCCTTTGCCGCGCCTTGGGTTTGGTTACTTGCGCATTGCCTTGTTAAGTGCATCTTCAGCAATCCGGTCCTCGCGCTCTATCCACTCTGCGCCGACCACGCTCACGTAAAATTCGCTGTCGAATGCATCGCCGTTGCCGCGTACGCTAATCTTGCCTTCTGAGGCCGACGAGCTGGGCTGGCGGAAATACGTTACAATGGCCTTTTCTCCGCTGCGCAGCAACACCTCATCGCCAATCTGAACTTCCCTTTTCGTTCCTTTGTACACGAGTCGCATCATTCTTTCCTTTCTGGTGGTCGGCGCAACGAGGTGCAGCGCCATGAGTAGTATAATACTCTGGCGCTGCACCTGCGGCAAGCAAATCTTACAAGCTTTCTGAATTTATTTATCTCGTCCGTTAAGTCAAGCATCAACGATGGTGACGCGGGAGTTTCTCAGCTTTCTGTTAACGGCAAGCTTTCTACCTCTCGTCGGCATGTAAATCCTCACAGGACGGAAATCCACAGGGCAATATTCGCCTGTTTTGACTTGGCCGTACCCGTTGTGCATGTGCGTGAATACGACTGGTTCGTAAAAGTCAGTTTTGAACTTCGAAGCAGGTATGTAATAACAGTGTGCACGCCTGCCCATCACCATCGCCCATAATATGAATTCGTCCATTTTTTTGATCTCCATTCGTGCGATATCAATGCCAGTCTATTTGCCGCCCAATTTTGTCCGATTCGGCATGCTGTTGATGGCTTCCATTTTCACGCGCTTGAATGCCTTTCGATTAGGCATGTAGTAGTCACTGGTCATCGAAGAGATTGACCTGAGACGATCTTTATAGCGGTCTCGCACTGGCTTTCCATCTGCTGTGCCCGCGTATCTTCCTTCACGTTCGGCGCGACTTTTAGTTGGCTTTGTATTCACGGTTCTGTTCCTTTCTGACTTGGTCGCGCGACAGGACTGTCAGCGCCTGACCTCAAAAGATTATACGCCTGCCTATAATCAAACGGCAAGCGTATTTTGCGCTATTTCATTAAGCGTACAGAGTAGGAGAATGACATACCGTCGGTGCTAAGCTCGATCACAAATTTGTCCGGCTGGCCTGTCGTTGATTCACGGTGCAATTGGTAGTCATTATTCAGCGCGACCTGTTTTCCGTCCACCCTGACTTCCAATTGAAGGCCATCCTCATAGTGAAACATGGCCTTCTTCAAGCCGCCTAAATCTTTGATGATGTTCATGTCAGACTCCTTGTTGGCCTTTGATTCAATAGCAGTCCTCGGTGCCCTCTTTGAGCGCCTCATCCAGAACGCGAACAGCCTCACTCAAGGATTCCAGCTTGCGTCGAAATGAACGTGTTTTCAGGCATTCTACCATGTTCAGAGCGGCACAAACCTCGTCAGCCTCGTCCTTGTGTTTGAAGTAGTTCTCAGTCTGGTTGCCACCACTAATGAAGAAACCGCCACTTGTGAAATCTACTACTTCGTACTTGTCACGTTTCGCCATGATCACACCTGCGTTCCAAAGCGACGTAGCACCACGATGTGGGCGCTACCACGGTTGAATGACCGCTCTATCAGAACTAGGTCATACTGATTGGTTTTGTAGTTCCACATAGTGGTGGTCTCGAATTGGTTCATCACGGTTCTGCCCCTTTCATCTCTCGCCGCGCCACGAGCGCAGCCTGTTGGTGGTGCGCCCTAAGGGCGCGGGTCGGTGTTTAGGCGGCGATGCTGCCGGTCCCGTAGCGGATTTTGCGGTGCACGGGCGTGAGAGCTTTTTGCATATCGGATACATGCAGGCGCGGCAGGCACATCACATTGGCGGCGATGATGCGAAGGGCGCGTTTAGCCTTGCGCGGGTCAATTGCCTTGTTCGCGCTGCTGCCTGCCAACAGGCGCTCGGTGCGTTGAATGCGGGTTTTGATTTGCTCATTGCTGTAGCGTTTCATGATCCTGCCCTTTCAGTTGCCGCCGCGCCCAGTGCGCTGCGTCCATGAATTCAATATTACTCTTAATTCTGACAGAAGTCTACAACTTTTGACTTCTGTCAGAATTAATTTACATCAATCCATCAAGTTCAGCTCGAAGAGCGTTTGTCCGCCATCATCCACCCTAACACGCAGGATGTTCTCGCGCATCAACTCGGCGACGGCTTTGAGCAAAGCGTACTGCGGTGTGATCTGGTTGAGAATGGCCTGAGCGATTGCGCCGATGCGCTCGATTGGGAGCGATGAACCCCACATAGCCAAGAACACCACACGAACGGCCTGACGGCTATTCCAACCTGCATCGTCCGTGTCACCTTGGATGCTTTCCTCGATCAGATCGCGGGCTTGTGATTCTAGTTTAGACAGAGTTGCCATTTCTATTCCTTTCTAGTTGATGGCCTCAGCGGAATGCCGCGACCTGATAAGAAGTATAAATGCAATAACGCAGAAAGGCAAATAAATTTCTGCCTTCTGCGTTATTAAATCATTTGTTACAAATTACTCGATGATTACGCGGATGCGCCCCGTGGCAGGGTTCTTTCCTACTACGATTGTCACGTCATCGATGACCAGTTCAATCTCGCGCGGCGTAGGCTCCTTCTTGGTAATCTTCACTTCTGATGGAGTCTTTTGCGCCAGCCTGGCAGTCTTTGTCTCCAGGGTGAATGGGCCTGCGTTCGGGTTCCACTTGTATTTGGCGTTGACGAACGTACCGATCTTGATGACGAAGCCCTTGTCTGTCATCGTCTTGACCGTGTGGCGGACTTGATCTGCGTTCTTCATTGCATCCTGCAAATCCGGCTTTTCCAGAAGCTGGGCCATGGATATCGGTGCGTTGTCGTTTGTGGCGCGGCGCAGTCGCTCCTCGACTATTTTGTACACTTTGGCGAGCTGGGCCATTGGGTTGTTCAGCTGCTGCGCGTTTTGATTCTCGGTCATTCTAATTTCCTTTCTTGTTGACTTGTTGGTGCAACAGGATTGCCGCGCCAACAAGTAGATAATACTGATTATATTTCCAAAAGGCAAGCAGATTTGCAGATATTATGCAGAAATTTTCACTATGGCAAACGGCATCAGCCTGCTTTGACCGGTGGAGCGACTTTGCACAATTCCATGCAATGTCGCATGGACTCGTCAAACGCTTCAGCAGTCATCGCCTGGCACTCTCCGCACGCACCGTCAACGGAGTCTATGAAAAGATCGTTATCAACGTCTCCAGGCTCAACACCGTAGACTTCATTGCAGTGTGCCATGATCTTGTCGCGCGCAACTTTGGCCCGGTTGTTGGCGCGGGCAAGCGAGCGCATGGCTGCCTCAAGCTGACTATTGGAAAGCTTCATCCTTCATCCTCCTGTAAGTCACCGACACAGTGCCGATGCTTCCACCATGTCGGTCATGCCGCGCCGTCAGTCATGTTGGAATCGTTATCATCGTTGCACTATTGCCGCGACTGAGATAATTATATATCAGTTGATTTTGGAAGTAAAGCACAATTTAAATTTTCTGATTTACTTCCAAAATTACGCCAGTGTCAGCACCGGACGCGGCGCGACATCGGAAGCCTTCAGCGCCCGGCAGTATCCGTCCGTCCAAAACTCGGTGTCGATGAAGCCTGAAGCGGACACGCGTTCGGCCAGGCGCTCGGCCTGCTCCTTCGTGAAGTACGGGAAATTGCCTGGGCCAACATGATAGGCGTACTGGCCTCTGCCGATGCCGACTTCAACGGTGTACGCATCATTGCCAACGTGGTAGGCGTTCGCTTGGTTGTATCCGATTTCAACTTTGGCCATGGCTCTCTCCTTTCTGGTTCCGGTTCAGCACTGTTGCCCAACCGATGAAGAGATTATAGTTCAAAACTTCTCACGCGGCAACAACTTTTGATGTTCAGTGGAAATTTAATGCTCAAAAATTTCTGCGTAAGTTGCTTGTCTTATCCACAATTCTTCCGTATAATGCTATTCATTGGACCAGTGCTGATTTTGATGGCCGAGGCAAACATCACATTTGAGACGATGGTGCCGCCCGGAAAGCATCCAGCAGCATTTGC